CCGCAGGTCGCCTGATGGCTGACGACCTCAAAGCCGGATACAACGACCTCCTGTCGCTGCTGGGGGCGATCGTCAACCTCCCGGTCGTCTCCAGCAGCGACCCCCGAAACATCAACCCGCCCTGCGTGCTGGTCGACGCGCCGTCGTTCGTCATGCACACCAACACCATCCCCGAGATGCAGTTCAGCATCAAGATCATGACCGTCGGCCCGGGCGACAGGCGCGCACTCAACGACCTGCTTGACCTCGCCGACAAGATACGCGCCGCCAACCTCGGCCTGCAATCCGGGCGACCGACCGTCGTCCAGATCGGGTCGCAGGACTTCGCCGCCTACGAGCTGACCCTGTCCACTAAAGTCGTGCCATGACCAAACTGCGCGTCACCACCGACCGCCTCAACGGTGCCAGCAAGGGCGACATCATCGACGTCGCCGACTCGAGCGTCGTCGAATACCTGCTGAACTCGTTGCAAGTCGAGCTGGTCGAGGACGCTCCGGTCGCGGACGTTGTCACCAAAGTCAAGAACGCAGCCACTAAGGTTGGACGCAGGAAACGGAAGGACTAAATCATGGCAACCACAGTTCTTAGCAACCCAGTCGTCTCAGTCGGCACCGCCAGCCCCGGCACCGCCCTCACCGTGCAAGTGGTGAGCGCGGTCGTCAATGAGTCAAGGGAGCAGCTTGACTCCACCGCTTTCGGCCAGACGAACCGGACCTATGTGGGAGGCCTCACCAACTGCTCGATCACGCTCACGCTGCTCATGGACTACAGCGCCAGCTCGACCTACGCGCTGCTCAACAGCCTCGTTGGTGCAGCTGCCACTTACGTCGCCGTCAAAGCCACGACCGCCGCAGTCGGCGCCACAAACCCCGAGTTCCAGCTGACCAACGGCTACCTCGAGTCGATGGACCTCGTGAACGCCAGCCTCGGCACCTTGCAGCAAGTCGAAGTCACGTTCACGGGCGGCACGCTCGTCAAGGACGTCACGCCGTAATCAACCGCGCATAGAAGGGCAGCATTATGAAACTGACGTTCACCGTCACCTACCTCACGCCTGCAGGAAAATCGCAGACCGACGACGTCGAAATCACGCTCGGCGACTTCGCCGCGTGGGAACGCAAGACCGGGCGCCGCGTGCAAGACCTCGCGACCGGGATGGGCATCAACGACATGGGCTACCTGTGTTGGCATCGTCTCCACAAGACCGCGCGCGAAGGCCGCGACTACGAGACGTGGATGGAATCGCTGCAGCTGATCGAGTCGCAGGCGGTCGACCGCGCAAACCCTACGGAACAGGCACCGTCCGAAGGCAGCTAGCGGCGCTGCTGCTCGCGACCGGGTGGTGGCCCCCGGACGTCGTGTTCGACGTGCAAGACCTGCAGACGGTACTACTCTTGGATGAGAAACGTCGCAAAGGAAAAAAACGATGACCGCCGTCTACGCCGAAGTCAAGCTCGTCGGCATCAAAGAGGCCGTCAAAGAACTGAACAACATCGACAAGAGCGCGCGGCGCGAACTGACCCGCGAATACAAGCGCATCGTCCAGCCTGTAATCAGCGAAGCCAAGCAACGCATTCCGCTCGGCGCCCCGGTGTCCGGGTGGAACCGATCATGGACGACCAAGTCCGGAAAACAGCTGCTGCCTTGGGACGGTGCCGTCGCCGACGACTACATCAAGGCGCGTGTCAGCGGCAAGAAGCCGCGCGAGTACAACGGCATGATGTCCAACCTCGCCGTGTTCTCAATCGCGTGGTCGGGTGCCATCAACACCATCTACGACCTCGCCGGGCGCACGTCTCGCGGCGCGACCAAGGCCGGGGCGAACATGATCCGAGGAATCGAGTCGCGCAAGGGCAAGGCGTCGCGCGTGTTGTGGCCCGCGTACATGGCGAACCAAGAGGAAGTCGCTCGCCGGATGCAGGACTTGCTCGACAGGCTGTTCGAGCGCGTGAAGTTCGGAGTCTGACATGGCAGTAGTCATCCCCATCGTCTCCGAGTTCGACGGCAAGGGCATCAGCCGCGCAGTCAAAGAGTTCCAGCAGCTCGAGGGCGCAGGCGAGAAAGCACAGTTCGCGCTCAAGAAAGCCGCAGTCCCGGCAGCTGCCGCACTCGCGGGCGTCGCGGTCGCAATCGGCGACGCGACCAAGGCCGCGATCGAGGACGCCAAGGCGCAACAGATGCTCGCGTCAGCAATCGAAAAGAACACGGTCGCGGGCGAAGCCAACGTTCGGGCGGCGGAGGCGTACATCGAGAAAACCATGATGTCGGCGGCAGTGGCGGATGACGTGCTTCGTCCGGCGCTTGGGCAGCTCGTGCAGACGACGGGCGACCTGACGTACAGCCAAGACATCCTGAACACCGCGCTCGACGTCTCAGCGGCGACCGGGACCGACCTTGCGACCGTAGTGGATGCCATGTCCAAGGCGGCGGTCGGGAACACCAAGGCGCTCGGCAACCTCGTCCCCAGCGTCCGGGACAACATCAAGGCGGGCGAGTCCCTTGACCAGATCATGCGCGAGCTGGCGGTCTCAATGGGTGGGGCGGCGAGCGAAGCTGCCAACACCGCCGAGGGCCAGATGCGACGCCTTGAGCTGACGATCGGCGAGACCAAGGAAGCAATCGGCGCCGCGTTCTTACCGATACTTGAGCGTCTCCTTCCGGTGCTGCAGGACATGGCATCGTTCGTGCAAAACAACAGCGACGTCATCGCCAAGCTGCTCATCGGTATCGGCGCGCTCGCAGCCGCCATTCTCGCCCTAAACGCGGCGATGAAGGTCTACAACGCGACCATGATCGTGGTCGACGTCGCGACCAAGCTGCTGACCGCCAGCAACATCGGCCTCGGCGCGTCGTTCGCGTCCACCGGGTCCAAGGTCGCCCTGTTCTCGGGCGTGCTTGCGTCGCTAGCGATCACGTTCGAGGGACTGTCACGAGACGGCGGGCGCGTGTTTAAGGACTTGTCGGGCCGCGTCGCGGAGTTCGTCAATCTCGGCATCGCAGGATTCGAGGCGCTCGCCAACAGCGCGGTCGCAGCCGTCAACTACATCAACAGCGCGTTTAACGCACTCCTGCCGGGCGACCCGTTCGGCAAGCTGGACCCCGTCAAGCTCCGCAGACTGTCGCAGACACCGTTCGGCGATCCCAACGCGCCCTCAGGTAAAGGCGCCGGGACACCCGGCCCGACCAGCGGACCGGACTTCGTTGAGCGCACGTTTGGGATCCCTCCGGTAGTAGTCCCCGTCCCCGTCGTGACACCGACCCCGTCAATCGGCGGGGGCGGGGGCGGCGGCGGTCGACGCGCAGCCACAGGACCGCGCACCGGGCTGATCGACGAGCTTTTCGACATCCTGCCAATTGAGGAAATTGGCGCCGGAGGCGGCGGCGGATTCGGTGCCGCACCCGGCAACGAGGCACTGCTTGACGGCATGACCGGAGGAGTCACCGTCGTCGTCAACGCCGCAATCGCCGAAGCCACACTCGCGGACAAGATCGTCGACGCGCTCACCGACTACAACCGACGCTCGGGACCGCTGCAGCTCGAGATCGCGTAATCATGGCCTCATCAGTAGTCCAATCGGGCGACTACCTGCTCGAACTAGACACAGGCTTTAACGTCAACGCGTTCGTCCTTGACGACCCCCTAAAAGGCGTTCTTGGGAACACGCAGTACACGCTCGGACCCGGCCTCACGCAGTACGCGGACATCACCGAGTACGTCACCAACGTCACCTACAGCCGGGGACGCAAAAAGACCGACTACCAGTTCGGCGCGGGCGTCATGTCGTTCACCATGCGCGACGAGACAGGCATCCTCGGCCCGTACGACTCCACGTCGCCCTACTACGACCCCGCCAACAACGAACCGGGACTTGCACCGATGCGATCGGTGCGCCTGTCACGCGACGGCGAATACCTGTTCGTCGGCATCGTCACCAGCTACTACTACCAGTTTGAGTACGCAGGCCCGAACTACGTCCAAGTCCAGTGCGCCGACGAGTTCTACAAACTCGCACAAACCCAGCTCGACGAGTACAACGTAAGCGCGCAGACGTCCGGGCAACGCATCACCAGCGTCCTCGCCCTGCCCGAAGTCAACTACACCGGGACGACGAACATCGCCACCGGAACCGTGAACCTCGGACACGACGCCAGCTACACCGTCCCGCAAGGGACGAACACGCTGACCTACTTGCAGCAAATCAACGCAGCCGAACAAGGTCGCCTGTTCGTCGCCCGCGACGGCACGATCACGTTCCAAGAACGGGTCGGCACGACGCTCGTGCCTCCAATCATCGACTTCAGGGACGACGGCACCGGGGCAAAGTACACGAACCTCGAGGTTGAGTTTGACGCCGACAACGTCGTCAACCGCACCTACGTCCGCGGCCTGAACAGCAACAACGCAACAGCGTCTGATGCGGCGTCAATCGCAACTTACTTCATACAAAACACCAGCATCCTTGACAGCCTTCTGCACGAACAAAGCGCAATCAACGCGCTCGCGACCTACTTGCTCGAACCAGACCCCGCGCCCCGATACACGTCGCTAACCACATGGTTCGGCACCCTCACAACGACGCAACGTGACGGCGTGTCAACGCTCGACATCGGCGACACCATCAGCATCGAAAAAGCGATCCCTGGACTTGGCTCTGCAGTCGCGGAGGACTTGAGCATCGAAGGCATCACAGGCATCATAGACGTCAACCGGGGCCACACCATCACCTTTTACACGTCCCCGACCGTCGTGCTGTACGAACTCATCCTCGACGACCCGGTGTACGGCAAGCTCGACTTTAATGTCCTAGGATGACGTCATGACCTACCCCGTCTTTGCCAGCGGCGACGTCCTGCTAGCCAGCGACATGAACGCAGTCGGCATCTGGCTCGTCAAAACGCAGACCATCGGTACCGCAGTATCAAGCGTCGCCGTGACCGGCGCTTTCAGCACCAACTACGACAACTACATGATTACCGTTTCGGGCGGCGTCGCATCGACCACAAACTTCGCTGATCTAACCCTCGGCGCCACCGCCACTGGCTACTACATGAGTCAGAACTACATGACGTTCAACGCAAACACCGTCAGCGGTATTAGTCGCGCCAACCAAACGAGATTCGTCGGGGTAGCGTCCGGTACCACCAACACATTTGACGGCACGCTATTCGTGATGTCGCCATTTCTGTCAAAAAATACGGTCGTGCACTCGACGTATCAGCAGACGATCACTACCGGCGAGAACGGCGTGTTTCGCGGTTATTTGGCGGACACCACGTCCTATACGGCGTTCACATTGACGGCGTCAACCGGGACGTGGACGGGCGGAACCATTCGCGTCTACGGATTGAGGAACTGACATGGCCTACAAAGTGCAAATCGACGACGTAGTGCGCGACGCGACGCCGGAAGAAGCAGCGCGCATAGACGAAATCGCAGCCGAAACGCAAGCGCACCTCGATGCGATCGAAGCACAGTCCGCGGGCAGACAATCCGCTCGCGCCAAACTGAAGGCGCTGGGTCTGACCGACGACGAGATCGCCGCACTGGTCGGCTGACATGGACAAAAACGCGCAACTACAAACAGCGGACCAGACGCTGAAAGGCGCGATCATCGGTCTCGTCACTTACGTCGCGTACAAGTACGGGTGGGACATGCAGCTGATTGCGCTCGGCATCCCGGTCGTCTCCGGTCTGCTCGCGCTCGTCAGCACCAAGGTCGGCAACCGCTCGACTGCGTGCCTGTTCGTCGCAAAAGATGACAACCAGCAAAAGTAAGCCCTACGTCGTCACGACCTACCCGGTCGTCAAGCACGCCCTACCGGGGACGACCAAATGGGCCGAGCTTGCCACAGCTCACTCCGCGGGCGCGCTGTGGAACAACGGGACGTGGGTGATGCGCGACGTGCGCGGACAGGCCGGGACGATCAGCAACCACGCGCGAGGCGTCGCGATGGACTTGTCGTGGCGCTACAGCAAGGCGTCAGGCAAGGGCGTTTCGGACGGTCGCACCAAGGCCGTCAAGTTCTTGCAGCGATGCCTCGACGAGTGGGACACGCTCGGCATCCAGCTCGTCCTCGACTATTGGCCCGACTCGAAGGCGTCCGCGTACTACGGGCGCGGCTGGCGCTGCGACCGGGTCGGCACCGGGGTCGTCAAGCCGCACGCTTTTGAGGCGTGGCGCAAGTACGACAAACCGACGATTCACGGCGCCCCCGGTGGAGACTGGTTCCACATCGAGATCGTCCGCGAGTTGGCGGAACACCCCGGACTGGTCGAGCAGGCGTTCCGCAAGGTATTCACCACCGTCTGACAGACCTCGGCTAAGGTCGAAGCCAACCACTACCACATCGGAGGCAGCACGATGTCAGACCCAAACCAGCAAGCCGTAGTCATCCTCTACGAGGTGTTTACAGGCACGGCGCCAGACGGCAGGCAAGTGATGATCCAAGTGTTCAGACGCCAAGGGCAGGACAAATCCATGTTCGCCCAGCTCGCGTTCCGCGACAAGTCGTGGCAGACGTGGAGCGCCCCCATCCGGCTTGACGACCAGCACGAGATCGTCGCGAACCTCGAGGCGCCACAATGACCGCCGTAGGCAAGCTCATCGGCGCGCTCATGGCGTCGGTCTACGCCATGTTCATCGTCGCCCTCCCGACCGCCACACACGCCCCGGACACCGTCCCGACCACCGTCTACATGCCCGCCACAAGCGTCCAGAACGCGCCTGTTGCGACCAATCCCCCGACCCCTACCAGCACCACCCCCCTACCTCCGGCGGGCGACTGTGAGGCGTACGTGGGCATCGCCTACGCGATCGGCTGGCCCGTTGACGCGCTCGACACCCTCAAGCTCGCCATGCAGCTCGAGTCCGGGTGCGACCCGGCAGCCGTAGGCGACGGCGGTGACTCCATCGGCCTGCTGCAAATCCACTGCCCGACGTGGGGGACACCGTCACGCAACTGGCCCGTCGGCTGGATGCAGCACTACGGCTGGGGCGACTGCGACGACCTCACCGACCCGATCGTCAACCTGACGGTCGCACTCGCAATCTACGAAGGCTGGACAGGCTCGACACCCGGCTGGCAGCACTGGCACGCCCTGCCATGAGACAAGTCCGCTTGTGGTGCTACACGCTCGCCCTATTATGCGTCGTCGTCGTGATCGCGAGCCGCTAATGCCCGCCGCTTGGACCGACTTCGACCAGCTCGTCACCGACCTCAGCCTGTGGCTCGAGAAAGAACCCAACCACACCAAGGCACGCCTGCTGATGCGCGCCCTGTCCTACATCTACTGGCAGAAAAACGTGATCGAGGAATGCAAAGGCGACAACGCCACGCTGGAGGCGATGCTGCGTGCCAAATAGACACAGCATCGAACTCCGCCAACCGATACTCGACTATTTGCGCGGCGTAGCGGACGAACGCAACCGACAAGACCGGGCGCGCGGCTGCAAGCATCGGCCCGGCATCGTCGGAGACAACGCACAACGCAAAGGCGTCATGGGCGAGTTCGTCTACTGCGCGTGGGCAGGCAT